TCTTATAGTCCATGGTTTATTTCCTTGGGTATGGGAAACAAAAGCAACAGAGATGTTGTGCAAAAACAAAGGAGATCTATGACAGAACAATTAGCAATGTATGGACAAATAATTACAACGTTGGGTGTAGTTATGATATTATGGCAGCTAGAAAAAGCTGGCAGATTATTAAAAATGATGAGTCAATTTTTAGCGGAGGCAGTAGAAGAACATGACAAAGTACAGTAACGTAACACCTTATCGAGAAACTAATAATTTCTTTGCATCACCAACTCTTTATGAAAATATACGAGAGTTTTTATTAGGTGAAATAATCGAAATTTGTTTTACAAAGAAAGATGGCACAGAACGTAAGATGTTATGTACGCTAAAGGCTGAACATATCCCAGTTTATAATACACCAATATTAGAAGATGAGTCTGGTACTGTAGAGAATAAATCTTATATGAATGTATTCGATGTCGAAAACAATGGATGGAGATCATTCATCATTGATAATGTTAAATATATAAAGACGAACCTTGAACCCATTTGAATTAATTAAATCTATATCCAACACAAAGAAGGATATACTTGAGAATGAGAAAGACTACAATGCCTTTATGGTAAATCGTGGTCTATCTTATTTCCCTGATACTGTGATATACGCTAACGAAATGAATAGGTTTCATCATCTCGATCAGCGCTTGCAGTATCATTTTCTTATAAATACTATTAGAAAACGTAATCGTTTTTCTAAGTGGAACAAATCTATTGAATCTGAAAATATCAGTGCTATAAAAAAGTTTTATGGTTATAGCAATGAAAAAGCTCGTGATGTACTTCCGCTTTTAAGTAATGAAAATCTTAAATACATAAGAGGAAGAATACAGCATGGCGGAATTCAACGATGAACTGGTAAATTGGAAACCAGAGATGATGTTAGAAGTTACATTGGCAGAGCCCGATGATTTTTTAAAGATACGTGAAACTCTCACCAGAATAGGCGTTGCTTCAAAGAAAGATAATAAATTATATCAATCATGTCATATATTACACAAACAAGGCAGATATTTCATAACTCATTTTAAAGAACTATTCTTATTAGACGGTAAGCCTTCTAACCTAACAGAAAATGATCTTAAACGTAGGAACACAATTGTCAAATTAATGGATGATTGGGGATTACTTGAGACAGTAACACCAGTAGGTGAAGTCGCCGCATTAAACCAAATTAAAATTATATCTCATAAAGATAAATCAGATTGGGAATTATGTCCCAAATATAATATAGGTATTAAATAAAACCTGTATAAATAAAACTGAGTATGCCGAAAGGGTATTCATTTTTTTAACCTTGCTATATATAGGAGGTCATTATGACAAACTTAGCATTTAACTTCCCAAGAGATACATTCTTGGGCTTTGATCAACTTTTTAATACGTTACAAAATACAAATCCAGAGACAGTTCGAGGTGCTGGATATCCACCGTATAATGTAATCAAAAGAGATGATGGTCACTTTCTTATCGAAATCGCTGTTGCGGGATTTAGTAAAGGAGATATTGAACTTACACTTGAAAAAGGTGTATTGACAATCACTGGAAAGAAAAAATCTGGTGCAGATCAAAGAGACTATGCACATCGTGGCATTTCTCAAAGGGCGTTTGAAAGATCATTTACTTTAGCTGACACACTCAAAGTTGTTGGCGCTGATATTGTAGATGGTATGCTTGTAGTTATTTTGGAGAACAATATTCCAGAAGAAGACAAGCCTCAAACTATCAATTTAGGTGACCTGCCGAAATCAGCTAAAAAGCTGTTACTAGGCTAAATACTAAGGAGCACATGGCATATTCAGCGAAAGTTTTAGATCATTACAATAACCCACGCAATGTGGGTAAGATGGATATGAAAGATCCTAATGTGGGAACTGGTATGGTAGGTGCTCCTGCTTGTGGCGATGTTATGAAATTACAAATACGTATAGAAGATGACGTGGTCACAGATGCAAAATTCAAAACATATGGTTGCGGATCAGCAATTGCCTCAAGCTCATTGCTAACAGAATGGGTTAAGGGTAAAACAATACATCAAGTAGAAGAAATTAAAAATACTGAAATTGTTGAAGAGCTTAATCTGCCTCCAGTAAAAATACACTGTAGCGTATTAGCAGAAGATGCTATTAAGTCAGCAGTGAAAGACTATATAACTAAACAAGAAACCAATAAGGAACACAGATGAATGAAATTAGATTAGTTCGACTTACGTCGGGTGAAGAGTTATTATGTAAAAAATTAAATGAGTCAGGTTTAACAATCACAATCACACAAGCTGTTGCATTAGTACCTACAAAAGAAAGATTAGGTTTTATGCCTTACTTACCGTATGCTGATATAGATACATTAATAGTTAAAAAAGAACATATCATGTTTGATCTTAAACCAACAAAAGAATTAGCAGATCAACATGTTTTAATGCATAACGATTCGAATATAGTTACACCAGAAAAACCACAAATTGTAGTTTAATGAATTTAGATATCGAACATTATATCCATAAAGCAAAGTGGATAGATGATGAATTATGTGATGAAGCTATAGATAGACTTAATCTTCAGAACACATGGTTGCCATTCCCTAAAGATGTAATTAATGCATATCCCGATGCACCACGAAAACAAGATGGTATTGCGGGGTCAACATTAAGTATTGATTGGGAACAATTCATGGGTGATCCAGATATTCCTGAGCAAGATAGAAACTATGGCTTAACTCATATGAACGATAGACCAACACTAGATAGAATACGAACTAGTGTAAAGAATGGATTAGATCATTATGTTCATGAGCATTTAAAAGACTTACCTTGGTATGATTATTATCGAGACTTTACTGATCCTAAATTTATGAAGTATAGTGAGACTCATGACATGATGGAACATTGCGATCATGTAAGATATGTGTTTGACGGTAAAAGAAAAGGTATACCAACAGTTTCTATAGTTGGCAGCTTAGATGATCAGCATGAAGGTGGTTATTTAAGGTTCTTTGACAAGACAGATTATTATGTAGGCAAAGGCGAAGTCTTATTCTTCCCTTCTAATTTTTTATATCCTCATAGAGTAACCGAAGTTACTGGTGGTTTGAGGTATTCTTTTGTAAGCTGGGTTTGGTAATATTTGATTAAAGGTATGTACATTTCGTGTTATCATGTTATAATGGTACCATGACAAATTCTTTCTATACAAGTGCCTTCCGTCACGGCAAGGTCATCAAATACTTGGGTTATGAAAATGGTGAGAAAGTAAAGTTCACCATTCCATTTCGTCCAACTCTTTTCGTAACAAACAAAGGTAATAATGCACACGATTGGAATTCTCTCGATGGCAATTCTGTAGAACCCATCGTGTTTGGTTCTATGGGCGAAGCTACTGATTTTATTAAATCATATGCAGATGTTCCTGGTTTTAATGTTTATGGCAACACCAATTATGTTGTTCAATACATTAACGAAGAATTCCCTGGTGTAATCAAATGGGATCGTAACATGATCAATGTTACCTCTATAGATATTGAAACAAAGTTCGGTGATGGTTTTCCAGAACCTAAAGATGCTGATCAAGAAGTAACAGCAATCACGATGAAGAATAACATCGATGATATATACTATACATTTGGTTGTGGTGAGTATGATGTAGAGAATTCACTTATGCAAACCCATCAGGTGGTTTATATCAAATGTGCAGATGAACATGAACTCTTACACAAATTTACATATCATTGGGCTAAAACTTCTCCTGATGTTGTCACAGGTTGGAACTGTGAATTCTTTGATATACCATATCTAGTTAATCGTATAAAGCGTATACTTGGTAATTCACGTGAGAAGTTCTTGTCTCCATGGAGAATGATTGATGAACGTGAGACACACACAGGTTATGGTCAAACTACACTTAAATACGAAATCAAAGGTGTAGCCATCTTAGATTATATGGCTATCTTTAAAAAGTTTGGTTATTCGTATGGTCCACAAGAATCATATAAGCTCGATCATATTGCTAATGTTGTATTAGGTGAGAAGAAGCTTGACTTCGGTGAAGCATCTGACTTGAACGAGCTGCACGCAAATGACTATCAAAAGTTTATTGATTATAATATCAAAGACGTAGAACTCATCGATCGTATGGAAGACAAGCTTGGTCTTATTAGTTTATGTCTGACTATGGCTTACAAAGGTGGTGTAAACTATGAACAAGTATTAGGTACTGTGGCTATATGGGATTCATTAATCTATCGTGACTTACATTCTAAACGTATAGCTGTACCACAAAACGAAGAATCATTTAAAGGTGCATATCCTGGTGGATATGTAAAAGAACCACATGTTGGCATGCACGATTGGGTATGTTCATTTGATTTGGCTTCTCTATATCCATCAATCATTATGCAATACAATATGTCACCTGAAACTATCTTACTCGATGATGAGCCCGGTGTCAATGTAGAATCAGTGTTAGATGGTCATATAAAGAATACCACACCTAATACTGCATTAGCTGTCAATGGTGTTCGATTCGATACAAAGAAGCTAGGTATTATTCCAGCAATTATTCAAGAGATATATAATGATCGTGTCGAATTCAAGCAAGCACAACTCAAAGCTGAGCAAGAGCTTGAGCTCACCGCAACCAAGTCAGAAGTGTATGGCTTAGAGAAACGTATTGCTATTGCCAAGAACCAACAAATGGCATTGAAGATCCTATTGAATTCCTTATATGGTGCAATGGGTAATAAATGGTTTAGATACTTTGACATGCGAATCGCTGAAGGTATCACACTTACTGGTCAAGCAACAATTCGTTGGGCAGAGAATAACCTAAACGATTACCTTAATAAAACTCTACAAACCAAGAAAGATTATGTTGTTGCTATTGACACTGACTCGGTCTATGTTCGTCTTGACGAGTTTGTTAATCGTCTTGGTCCAACCAATCCTGTAGACTTCTTAGATAAGATGTGTTCTACTGCCCTCGAAGGTGCACTCACTGAATGTTATGATCGTTTATTTAAAACACTCGGTGGTATAGAAAACAAAATGGTTATGGAACGTGAGGTGATTGCTGATCGTGGTATATGGACTGCCAAGAAGAGATACATACTCAATGTACATGACAATGAAGGTGTTCGTTATGCCACACCTAAACTAAAAATTATGGGTATTGAAGCAATCAAATCATCTACACCAGCTATATGTAGACAAGCATTAAAAGATATATTTAGACGAATCATTGAGACTGATCAGAAAACTGTGCAGTCAGATATAGCAAACTTCAAAGCTGCATTTAACCAAGCATCAGCTGAAGAAGTTAGCTTTCCTCGAGGTGTAAATAACCTAAACAAATGGACTAGCAAAGAAACTGTCTATAAGAAAGGCACACCTATCCACATACGTGGTGCAATACTCCACAATAATCTAATCACTAAACAAAAATTAGGTAGAAGTATTCAAAAGATAACAAGCGGCGACAAGGTCAAGTTCACATATCTTGTCAAGCCAAATCCAATCAAAGAGAATGTGATTGCATTTGTAGATTATCTCCCACGTCAATTTAAACTTGAGCAATATATAGATTATAACCTTCAATTCGAAAAGACTTTTCTCGGTGCTGTAGAACCAGTTCTTGATGCAGTTGGTTGGAAAAGTGAACATCAAGTATCTCTTGAAGATTTTTTCGTTTAAGGTATGTACATATCACAAAACTGTGATATAATATAACATATGAGTAAATTAGACTACGTAATATTAATTGTTTTATTCCCGTACTTTTTACTCGCGTATTTAAAGGAGCAAACATGAGCGCAGATTGGGTAAACGATATTAATCGTATGCAAACAAAATATGGTGTNNGNGAATGGATNAACCATGCCNCACCATTTCAATTAAAGAAGTATTTAGAATTCAGACTAGACTTTATCAAAGAAGAGTATGATGAGACTAAAGAGGCACTGATCACGGAAGATGCAGAAGAAGTTGTCGATGGTCTAATTGATCTTTGTGTTGTAGCTATTGGTACATTAGATGCCATGGGTGTAAATGTACACAAAGCATGGGATGAAGTATTAACAGCAAATATGGCAAAGGAAGTTGGTGTAAAAGAATCACGACCAAATCCATTAGGCTTACCAGATCTAATCAAGCCAGCAGGTTGGGTAGCACCAGTGCATTTTCCTAATCACGGTATTTTTGCATCAGCTTGGTCAGATGCAATTCAGAAACGAGCTATGAAAGCGAATGCTGCAAGAACAGAATTAGTAGGTGAAAATCCAGAGATTAATTCTGAATGGACACCAGATGCTGAAGAGCGTATGAATATTATTGGTCAAAATGGTAATGATGGTTTACACTATCCACCTCCAGGTCCAGATGGATATACTCCAGGGCCAGGGCCATTAGATGGTGAACAAGCAAAGATTGACTGGACAAAAGATTCGGAGTACATAAGATTATATGGCAAAGAAGGCAATAAAAAAGTCTAGCATAAACTACCGTACATGGTTAGTTTTATATAAAGGTAAAGATATTGAAAAGCTTACCTTAGAAGAGCATACTAAGTTTAGTAAGTTGTATGCTGCTTGGAAAGTAGGTAACATTGAGAAGGTATAATGGATTATTCCCTTACATTATTTAAAAGTATATTCGATAACAAAACTCAGAAGCGTATGGACTTTACTTCATACACACAGTTTGAGCGTTTGTTATTTGATCTAGCCCAGCAAAAACGTGAAGATAAGAAGTCGGCTCCCCTTATATCTCCTGCAACATATGTAGAAGATACGACTCGTGCGAATGATAATGTACTCGGTTGGGCTGGTTGGTGCGCAGTAGATGTAGATGAACATGTATTCGATGGTGATCTTGAGAAAGAACTAATTGATAGATATGGAACATGGAATCATATTGTTTACTCTACTGCCTCATCAACTCAAGAGCATCCTAAGTTTAGAATAGTATTTCCATTATCAATACATGTACCTGCAGAAAAGATCAAGCATTTTTGGTTTGCATTAAACAAAGAATTAGGCGACATAGGTGATCCTCAAACAAAAGATCTATCACGTATGTACTATGTTCCTGGGAAATACAAAGGTGCATACAATTTTATATTTAATAATTTCTGTGGTGTAGATATGAATCCATACGAGATTATGGCAAAGCATAACTATGTTGAGAAGTATAACACAAGCTTATTAGATAATTTACCACCATCAATACGTAAGGCTATGTTAGCTCATCGTAAGAATGAAATGGTAAACACAAATGTGTCATGGAGTAATTACAAAGATTGTCCATTTGTAAATAAGAAGATGGTGAAAGAGTACAATGAAATCACTGACACTGGCTGGTATACAAAGATGTATGCCATTATGGTTTCAATTGCAGGCAATGCGATACGTAGCAAATATCCTATCACTGCACAAGAGATCACTACATTATGTAAGGAGATAGATTTTGAAAACGGCAATTGGTACAAGTCAAGACCATTCGACAAAGAAGCTGATAGAGCTATAGAGTTTGTATATGGAAATAATTAATAAAACATACACAGGAATAGTTCCTAAAGGCTTTCGTAAACTTTGTGAAGCTGCAACAGATTATAAGATGTCTAAGTTGTTTGAAATAGTTGAAGAACTAGAAATCATTAGACCAAAAAGTCTTCGCAAAGGATATCCAACCTGGGAAGTTGATACAGTATATAATGGAATTGATCGCGAAGATTTTAAATATTATGCAAAAGCTGGTGCTTTAATTTCTAAAACAACTTTAAAACATCTTAAAGATGGAACACTCACCCATGTAGTCTTATGGAAAGGAGATAATGCAATGAATCTACAAGATGAAACAAAATTCACATATACCTTATTAGTTAAACTTACTGCTGAAGAAATAATTCAAGCATCAAAAGGTTTAATTGAATTTAGGTATGTACTTTAGCAGTAAAGTATGTTATAATATACCAATATAAATCGAGGAGTAAACATGAAAGAATCACTAAAAGTTTTGCAAAAAGCTGCAGAAATACAAACACAAAAATCAAACGATTATCAAAATCCTAATTCACGTATTCGTCAAGCTGATTACTATCAGCATGGTTGTGCTACGCTATTAGACTTAATGTATGCAAAAGTATTACGTATGCAATCAGTACTCGAAGCTATGGAATCTGATCCAAACTATCAACCAAACTTTGAATCATTAGATGACTCATGCATTGACATTATCAATTATGCATCATTCTTTGTTAGCTATTCACGTGGTACTATGGATGGTCAATCACCTGATCGTGACTTCTTAAACAAACTAAAGGTATCAAATGCTAGTACGTCCGTATAAAGTTAGTGATGTAAGAGATTACTTTATTAGTGCCAAAAATAATGGCATAGTTGGTCAAACTATAGACAAAACAGGTGTTCGTTGTTTAGAATTAATTGGTGCATCATTTCTCGCAGATGAACCTGCAATATTTGGTACACCTAATGTAGAATATATACAAGCAGAAATTGCTTGGTATCTATCGCAATCTTTAAATATTAACGATATATATGGTGAACATTCTGGTAAAGAACCACCAGCAGCATGGAAATATGCAGCATCAGAGCGTGGTTATATTCACTCAAATTATGGTTATTTAGTTGGTCATGAAGAAAATGGTAGCCAATACTCTCATGTTTTAGGTGAATTAAAAGAAACTCCAGATTCTCGTAGAGCTGTTATGATTTACCAAAGACCATCTATATGGTCAGAATATCATATTGATGGTTGTAATGATTTTATATGCACTAATTCAGTTGCTTATTATATTCGTAAAGGTAAACTACATTGCTCAGTATCAATGAGATCTAATGATGTAGTGTATGGTTATAAAAATGATTATGCATGGCAACAATATATGTTAATGAATTTAGCTAACGATCTTGATGTAGAACCAGGTGACATGATTTGGCAAGTACAAAACTTACATGTATACGAAAAGCATTTTGATTTAGTTAAACCAAAAATGCCACCATCATGAAGAAATGGTTAAATGAAGAAGCTATAGATGTACTGTGTGATTACTATTATCCACGTGCAAAATGGTTACAAGATAATGTCAATTGGGGTCAATTAGATTACGAAGGTCCTGAAGCAAACAAAATCATTGATGATCCTTTAATGCAAAAGATTGACATATATGATTGTTATACAAGAAATGCAGCTGGCTTTCAGAATGTATTGCAAGATTTAAAATTTGGTTCAGAGACTCCTAAATCCAGATGGCATGATAGTCGTCGTAAAGATATTAATAAAGTAAACAATGATATCACATGGGGTTTATCTACATGGTTTTTTGTGTTTATGTGTCATCGTATTACAGGTTCTGGTGCATCATTTGAAAATGACCATGGATATCGTAATAATATTATACAATATTGGGGTACACAGTTTGGTAAATTAGGTATAAAAGAAATGTGCGAAGACTTAGTAAAAATGAAAGCTAATCAGCCAATCTTTACATCTATTGGTAACCAACCTCCAGCACCAAAGAAAGGTACAACGAATGTAGACTTTCTGACAAAGGAATTACCACAATTAATTTATAAATTTACTGATTGGTTATTATACGAAAAGATAGATGGCAGAGAAATGAAAGGTCATAAAGAAATTGTAGACTATTTAAATACATATAATAAATCAGCAGGTCATAGAAAGTTTAATTTCCAATATGCAGCATTCTCTATGGATTGCTCAGACTATTATCCTACAGCAGTAGATGTAGATTCGCATTGTTATTTAGGTAATAATGCTGTACGTTGTATGCAAAAGTTGTCATCAGGTTATTCTTCAGATGAGTTTATGGACTTATTAAGAGAAAGAACAGGTGGCAAACCTAAAGATCTTGAAGATGTTATGTGTGACTTCGTAAGGTTTGGTCAGAATTATGTACCTCGAGGTAATGGTACATTTGACCATATTCCAAATGATCTATCTAATAACAGTGGTTGGGAATCAGGTTGGAGACAAAGACAGGGTGAACCACCAGAACTTAATAATATATTACCAATTTAATGCTGTTTCATAATCCAAATAATATAGTATATCCAAATACTACAGCTGTAGAATTGAATGCTAAAAAGAAACCTACAGATACATGGATGCAAGACTATACATTAGACCAAAGAAAATTAAAGTTCTTTGAGTTTTGTGATAAGTTTGATACGAGAGAAGATGATTTATTAAAAGATGATTTCCAAATCTTCTCACATCGTTTACATTGGCATGAACATCCATATGCATATTTCTTTCAAGGTAAAGAAACATCTTCGTTCGACAAGATATGGTTTACAATGGCATTCTCTTTTAGCAATGAACATTGGTTAACATTTAAAACATTATATGACCATGGTAGAGAAGGTTTACGTGAAAGATTTGAAAGCCATCGTCATGCACGTTCAGACTTATTTCAAATATATTATCCTAAAGGCACGAAGGTCAAAGATTGGTTAGTAGATGTACCTTATAAATGTGCAGAAGATATGGCACATGTATTAGACCAAGATAAAAGATGGACAATGATGGAGTTAGCTAAAGAGTTTTGCAATTACTTCATGGAAGAACATGGCTTTAGAGCACCTATGTATCCATGTAAAAACTTTGCAAGATATATTGCAATGACATGGCCAGATCTGTGTGATCCTGAAAGTGTATTGTTTGGTGGTACTGGGCATTTTGATGGTATGCATCAAATATTTGGTGGTAAAAACCTAAATGGTAAAGTTAAATATGATATTGGTGAGAATGGTGAATTCATTCCTACGAATAAACATGGTGAATTATGGATTGAACAAATGACTGAATTAGTAGAAGATTCTCGTAATCCTATGATGTCACAAAAATGGTTAAACGTAGAAGATAAAACATGTTTCTTTTATAAACATATGGCTATTACTCATGGTGAGAAAAGGCCTACGAAAAGAATACCAAGAGATTGGATATTTCCAAAGGAGTTTAGACTTGCCACATAATAAACATATAGAAGATGGTTTCAATATCGATGTTGGTATGATGCAACCTGATGAAGCAAAGAATTATTATTTAGATCTTGCACAGTTTTGGACTGATCCTAATCCAGCTCCACGTATTGTTGAGCATGAAGGTATTCGTGTTGTAAGAGACGATGATTTAGTTGGATCTAAAGTTCGTGGTGGAGATTGTCTTATCAGTTCTCTTCCAAAGCATATTGACACAATAGTTTATGTTCAACCAAGGACTGGTTTGGCTGGTGTAAGTATATTAGATGTAGCAAAGAGACATAATAAAGCAGTAAGATTGTTTATGCCATCATCTAAAAGAATATCACATCATCAAGCATGTTGTATAGAACAAGGAGCAGAAGCATCCTTCCATCGTATTGCAGCTATGCCTAATCTAAATAAGATAGCAAAGGAATGGGCTGATCAGAAAGAAAATGCATTCTTTGTGCCATTAGGATTAAAACACAGAATGGTTACAGCAGGAATGGTTAAAGTTGCATCACAAATAAAAGAACCTGATGTAGTTTATGTTGCTACCTCAACAGGTGTATTAACACGTTCATTACAAATTGCTTGGCCAAATGCAGAGTTTGTTTCAGTTGCTGTAAGTAGAAATATGAAAGCAGGTGAATTGGGTAGAGCAAAGGTTATATCTGAACCACGTGCATTTACGGCCCAAGAGAGGAAAGAAAACTTACCACCATTTCCAAACATAGATACTTACGATGGCAAAGTATGGAAATATATTCCTAAACATTCTGATAAAGATATACTATTTTGGAATGTAGGTAAAGAACCAGAATTACAAAGTGAAACAATATATGAAACTGAAAGCTATAGAGATTGGGATAAGAACTTATGATAACAGGAACATTTAATAAAATACCACGCAAAAAGAATAGTCATGGATATGGTTGGGCTAGAACATGGTCAGAGAATCTTATGACAACAATTAACCATGATGGACATCCAGTTGAGACATTATATCTAGACCACGGTGTAAACTTTGGTGGTAGTTTAAATTTATTTGGTGGATTTACACCTGAATTAAAGCAACGTATAGACAATTTTCTATTAGCTAACAAAGTCTATTCGCTTGATATGCCTATGCCAAGATATGGTGATATGCTAGCCAAGAGAAAAGATGTAGAGGATAAAGAATGGTGTGCACGTGTTCAAGCTAAATGCGATACTGCACAAACATTACTATCCACTGATCTTAACACAAATTGGTTAACGATTGGCGATTCTCATACAGCAGCATTTGCTCCACATGATAGTATGGTTATTAAGACTGATGGCCTTACATTGAATGGACAAATTCAATCTAACTTTCAATATGTCAAAGATCATATGGCTAAATGTAGTAACTTACAAGGTATCACATTAGTCTTTGGCAATATAGATGTAAGACATCATCTATGTAGATTAAATATAGATCCAAGAGATATGTGGATAAAGCTTAAAAAGTTTGGAGATAGTTTGCCAATTCCAGTTGAGTATTCTGTTCCATGGCCTATTGAGTTTGAAGGTAGAAGATTGCCAAAAACTGGTTACTATAAAAATCAACCATTTTGGGGTACACGATATGAAAGAGTAATGATGCTACAAAGAATCGAAGAGACCATGGATATGATAAGCATGAATAAAGTTATGTGGCCAGAAGAATGGAAATGCATGGATCCAGAGCAATTTGCAAAGACAAAGATGGAAAGCACGAGCTCAGTACATATATCTCCAGAAGTTTATAGACGAAAAGACTTCGGTGAAGAGCATGTACTTTTAACAGATTTTATGATATAATATACCTATTAAATTAACTATACGAGGAGAAAAAATATGGGCATAATGGATAAGCTTCAAAAGAATTCGAGGATTAAAGAGTCCTCACAACTAGATAAGAGTAAATTATTTAGTAATAAGGATATGGTGACTACACCTGTTCCTATGATTAACGTTGCGTTATCAGGTGATCCAGACGGAGGTCTGAGTTCTGGTTTAACAGTCTTAGCAGGACCGTCGAAGCACTTTAAGACTTCGTTTGGCTTGCTCATGGCAGCAGCATACTTAGATAAGTATGAAGACGCTGTCCTGTTGTTTTATGATTCAGAGTTTGGTAGCCCGCAACAATATTTTAAGTCGTTCGGTATTGACACTTCACGTGTACTACATAGTCCCATTACTAATGTAGAAGAGTTGAAGTTTGATCTAATAAATCAATTAGAGAATATCGAACGCACCGACAAAGTCATTATTATGATTGACTCTGTTGGAAATCTTGCTTCGAAGAAGGAGCTTGAAGATGCTATGAATGAAAAGTCAGTAGCAGATATGTCGAGAGCGAAAGCCCTCAAAGGTTTATTTAGGATGACAACACCCTATCTAACATTGAGAGATATTCCATTGTTAGCAGTGAACCATACATATCAAGAAATCGGCTTATTCCCTAAAGCAGTCGTTTCCGGTGGTACAGGTATTTACTACTCCTCAGATAATATCTGGATCATCGGACGTCAGCAAGAGAAGAAGGGAACAGAAATTATGGGATATAACTTTGTCATTAATGTAGAAAAATCAAGGTTTGTCCGTGAGAAGTCTAAGATTCCTATCTCAGTTACATGGGAAGGTGGTATTGAAACATACTCTGGTTTATTAGATATAGCAATGGAAGGCAATTATGTTGTTAAACCTCAAAATGGTTGGTACTCTAAAGTCGATCAATCTACTGGTGAAGTAGAAGACAAAAAGGTTCGATTAAGCGAAACATTAAAAGAAGAATTCTGGAGACCAATATTTGCTAGTACAGACTTCAAAGCTTTTCTTAAGAAGCGATATGAAGTAGGTCATGCTGATATGATTAAGCAGGCAGATCCTGAAGATATGGATATTTGATGCAGATAGAAACATTAATCTTACGTAATCTAATGCTCAATGAGGATTTCACCAGAACGGTGATTCCTCATTTGAAAACTATATACTTTGAAGACCCACACAGATCAGTATTTAATGAGATCGTTGGGTTTGTTAATAAGTTTAATAAGCTACCAAGTGCTGATGCTTTAACCATTGAGTTAAAGAATAATCCTAAGATCACATCAGATTCTCTTGCTCTTATACCTGAATTAAGTAAACAAGATACAGAGCAAACACAAGAGTGGTTAGTTGAGAAGACAGAGAAATGGTGTCAAGATAGAGCAATCTATTTGGCAATCATGGATTCTATTAATATTATTGAAGGTAAGCATGAGACATTAGATAAGAATGCATTACCATCTGTATTAAGCGAAGCCTTAGGTGTAAACTTTGATATGAGGGTTGGTCATGATTATGTTGATGACTCTGATGGTCGTTATGATTTCTATCACAGACAAGAAGAACACCTACCATTTGACTTAGAAAAGTTTAATACAATCACTAAAGGTGGTCTCGTTAAGAAGTCTCTTAATGTTGCCTTAGCTGGCACAGGTGTAGGTAAGTCTTTATTCATGTGTCATGTTGCAGCTGGTGCCCTAACACAAATGAAAAATGTGTTATATATAACCATGGAAATGGCAGAAGAAAGAATAGCTGAACGTATTGACGCTAACCTTATGAATGTGCCTATTGACCAGTTAGAGAATCTAAGTAAGGATATGTTTGATAAGAAGATGCATAAGCTTACTGACAAAGGTGTTGGTAAACTTATTGTTAAAGAATATCCTACAGGAGCTGCAAGTTCTATACACTTTAGAGCATTGCTAAAAGAATTACAGATCAAACGTGACTTCACTCCTGATCTTATTTGTATAGACTATCTAAATATATGTGCATCATCAAGAATGAAATCTATGGGTGGAGCAATCAACTCATATATTATGGTCAAGGCAATTGCAGAAGAATTGCGTGGCTTGGCAGTAGAATATAATTTGCCTATTGTTACAGCCACACAAACAACTCGTTCAGGTTTTGCATC